TGCATTAGATGGTAGACCGATTGGGAAACCGGTAATACTACCCTGTACTACTGTCTGACCCGTTCCACTTATATACCTAGTAGTGCACTTAGTTAAAAATTCAGACTCTATTAATGTATCCTCTTTGTATTTATTGGCTCTACACACCGATTGAGAACCAGATGAATTAAACGTTTGAATGGCCACGTTATCAATACCCATGTCTTTTATATAAATGTATATATTTTTTTTTTAATAAAAACGTTTAAATTAAGATTTTTTATTAAAATGTATAATATAATATATCTTAATGTCAGAATTTGAATGTAGTGTAAAAGATCTGGAAACTCCCGTCACACCTGAGGTGAAAATTGACAGCGGCAATGACAATAACAGCGGCAATGACAATAACAGTGGCAATGACAATAAAGACCCGGGTCCTGGGAAATTATATACAATTGACCAACAGAAACAGGAGAAAGACTCATCCCCAGTTTCTGTTAGACATAACAAGAATTCTAAAGATGATATTTCAAAATCGAATAATAAGAGTTTAAATAATAATGTAATGGATATATTTCTAAATGACATAAAAGATAAAAAAAATCACAGAATATTTATAGTAGTTGTATTTTCTTATGTTATATTAAATTCACAGCCAGTTTATAAAATAATTAATGATATGTTTCCATATTTAATGGAATCGGTAAATCAGGTTAATATAAAGGGAAAAATTATAATAGCACTTATCATATCTACAGCTGTAATAATTTCTAAATCTTCTTTACTGAATTAGATTTAAGCTTATCCTTTTTAGACTTAGGGGGTCCAAGAGATTGTTGTTTATTTGTTATTCTATTCTCCATACCGAATAAAATATTCTCTAGTGTAAATTTTTCAAAACTAGGCAATTCCCCTGTTTTTTCTTTGGGTTTTTTCCATCCTAGGGCACTTTCTAGACCTGGACTGATCGGAACGGGCTCACTTTGATAATCTCTGCAACATCCAAAATCCCCTTGGCTTTCAGATAGACATTTTTGACAAAATCCAGATGGTGTTAACTTAAAATAAATATTATTATGGGAATGAAAATCTCCTTTATTTTGACAATATTTAGATTTTGTGGCTACTATATATACAGGATTGTCTTTAGATTTTTGGATAATCCTGATATCTCCAGACTTATAACGATGAATAAAATTATTAAAAAATTTAATAATCGCAACGTACTCTTTAGATTCCTTGTCAAGTCTGGTAAACCCCCTCATGGAAAAAGTTTCTCCAGAGTCTTCTGTTTCTTCATACTCCTGAAGATTAACAGTGGGTGTAATATAACTTTCATCAGATCTAACACTTGTTTTCTTAATAGATAATAGAATGTCTTGTATATAGTCTTCTGTAAGTTTTTGTTCAAAAGTTTTCCCCGTATATACCCATTTAATATTGTATACCCGATTTTCGTAATGTTTAATACCGTCCGACATAGAACATTTGTCTGACCCTAAAATTCGAAGACCGTTTGCATCATACACGCACTTATCTATAATTTTATCCCATGTATCATAACAGGATTCTATTTTACCGTATTCTGTATTCATTCTTACAAGGATATTCTTACGAATAGCTTTCGCGGTATCTTTATCAACTAAAATATCGGGCCAGTGTAGATGATATCCCTGTTTGATATATTTAACATCAGATTTGATAGTTTCTTTGTATTTATCTGCGCATGTAACTATACATAATTGCTGATTTCCGTAAACATTCTGAATAACTTCCTGAATAACTTCAACAAATTCAGATATGTCTATAATTTCTGTTGAATTAAAATCAAAATCTATAAAAAACTTAAATACACCTGTTTTTCTCTCTACTATACAATTTTTACAATGAATGTATTTTGAATACATTTCTTGAAATAATTCATAATCATTGGAAATATCTAATTTACCCCCGTCTAATAAAAAATGAGTTACATTCTGTTTATTAGAATCCGTTACAATTTTCCCAGTTGAATAAAACCATCTGGTAAGAGGATTGTCCATTTTATCATTTATGTTTTAAAACTTTAAATTATATTTAACTTTATCCTTTAAACTTAATTGTTACTTTATAATTATTTGTATAAACCCCTTTTACAGCACTGGGAGACAAAACCGTTCGTTTATCCTTCCTCTTATTAAGTAAGGTTGTATTCATATCAGAATCTATTAGGGTTATATTAGTTATTGCATATTCATATATCTTATTTTCTATAACCCACTTAAAGAAATTAAGCTGACCTACAGTAGTTACTATTTCTTTATCCTCCCGTATAATATCGGGGTTATATTCTTTCCATTTTAGAGTATTGATATCTATTACTATCCTCCGTTGTCTACAAAAGGGGTCGAAATATTTCTTAGAATACGCTTTTAGCTGATTTTTATAGTCTAGATAGATATTAAAATATATAACCTCTCCATTTGATTTATACAAAGGGTATATAATATTGTATTTTTTTGAATAGTTTGTAACTAGCCAGTCTAATAATCTCAGACTAAGCGGAGTATTTTGATAAACTATGTCACGGAGGAGAGGCATTTTATTTCTATAGTACGTTAATAAAAAATTAACCAGTGTTTCTTCCCTGCTTGAAAAAGACATTTTACTATTTTAATATGTAAATAGGCTTTAAATATATTTAAAGACTGTGTTATATTATAATATATATTATACAATTTCATATGTTAACTGAAATATCTGATGAGGAATATAAAAAACAGATTATATTTTTATTAAATAATAACTGGACAGGGAGAACCGATTATTACTTCCCCGCTCAAACATCGATTAACATAGAGAAGTCCCATTTTACAAAATTAAAGTATTTTAATTACGTTTTCGCTAAAAAAGATACAACAAACACTAAACGAGCTATATTATTTACATTTATGAACTCTAATGCAGAAAATACTTCTGTAATCATTCTTAAAGATTTCACAATTTATAAAATAGATATAAATTGTTCGTATGAATATTTTTATGGGAGTATTTTTGATATATCATTTACTGAATCACAAATTATAATATGCGACGCGTTTATGACAGCCGGTAATAAAATTAATACATTATCGTATGCAGACCGAAATGCAGAAGCTTTTTATTTCAGGAACAATACATTAAATTCGTCTATCGAAATAAGTATCCTATATTATTCTAAAAGTATATGCGAATTTTCAGATATTACAGAAAATGAAGAGATTTTCATAATACCAAATAACCTACCTATAACCACTGGTATGAATTATTCATGTTTTAAGTGGAAACCAGTAGACAGACTTACATTTAATTTACTTACCGAAGAGAATGAGGGCGATATTGACGTATACACAACGAATTTTAAAAAATTGACATTATTTGGCAAGATTAAGGAAAATACACCAGAAGGAAAGGAACAAATTGAATACATAAAAAGCCTTGATAATTATAAGAATAGATGTATAATTGAATGTAATAAAGGAGAAGAAAAAATTGAAATACTAAAAGTAGACGAAGGTAAAACTATACCAACTCCAATCAGGTCAATAGAAAAATTACTCCATCTGAAGTTAGAAAATATAACATTTCAAGACATTTCTGATAACTAAATAAAACTTTAAAATTAATTTTAACCAAATCATTTAAATTCAATAAGAATGTATATGATTTAATTATAACACTTTAATTTACTCTAACTTTTCTGTAAATATCTACCAGAGACCGAAGCTCGAACGGCGCGAACGGCGGCGGTAGGCGGCGCGAGCCTTAATGGCCGACTTGGTCATCTTTAGCTTCTTAGTGCGGCGACGGCGGGTAGTCTTCTTCGAGCGGCGGCGGTAGGCGGCGCGAGCCTTAATGGCCGACTTGGTCATCTTTAGCTTCTTAGTGCGGCGACGGCGGGTGCGCTTGGCACTCTTGCGAGTGCGGCGCTTCTTAACGTAGACCTTGCGGCCCTTGGAACGGTAGTACAGGGCACCAGTTTTACCCTTGTATAGCTTTCGCTTACGGCCAGCGACTACAATCGAGGTCTTCGAAGCCTTAGTCGAACGACGGCGGCGGCGAACGGGCGAACGGGCACGGCGGCGGCGAACGGGCGAACGGGCACGGCGGCGGCGAATAGGCGAGCGCGAGCGCTTGCGCGATCGGCGGCGCTTAGCGCCAAAATATAGATCAAGGAGGTCGGACATATTTATTTTATTATATAGAAGAGAAATTAAATTAAAATTAATTAAATTAAATTAAAATTTTTACAAATTTGCAAATTACATTGTCTTTAAATTCGTGTTCGTTCATAAATTCCATCAAAACTTTTTTATCTGTCTTTTTCATACAGAACGTCTCAGGTACATCATAATCGAATACAGTAAATATATTTCTACATACAATGTAATTAAATTTGTCGTGAGTTCTGGAAGTAATGTCTAATATATTTTCTATACAACCGTGTTTATTAATCAGGTTGTATGCAGTTATTGGCCCTATTAGCGGTATGGACTCAGTATAATCACATCCAGAGAGTATGCAATAATCCACAAAATTATCCATGTTCATATTAATGTCTGACAGTAGTTTTTCTAGATTTATTTCTATTATTTGTTTACTTATACTGGTCTTAAGGACGTTAGAGCATCCGAATGTAAGAGCATCTGAATCATCTGT